TTGACCCATGATAGCTCCTTTAGTATCAAGAGCAGATGCTGAGTTATCACCAGCAGCTTCAATTACAGGACACTGGTTAGACACATAGATGTCAACACCATACAGAGTACCTACTTGACCATTCATAACACCACGACCATCTACAAAATCAGATGATTGATAGCGATCAATGCCCATGATAGTAGAACGAACACTTGGTGGTATAACTAAGAATCTTCCGTCCATAGGAACATCATTATCATCAAGTTGTTTAACTAAGTCACGAAACGCAAGGTCAGTAAACACGTCAGTTGCAGCTACAGTATTAACAGCGTAAGCAGCAATACCATTACCAGCATCAATGTAGAAGCTGTTAGAGTGAACCCAGTCAGAACCAGATCCGTTGTCATCACCAAAGGTTTTACCTAGTGCAAACAAATCATTGTCAACTTGTTTAGCTAGAGCATAACCAGCATCATCAGTGTAGAACTTACGAAGTGAAGGTTGAGCTTGGATGTCAACAATATCTTCAATCAAACGTGAGTATTCATAATGCTTGTTGATAGCTACTTGAACTTCTGATTCAGTTGCTGCAATCAAAGTTACTTCAGTGTTAGCTGCTTTAGCAGTAGCTGCACCACGAGTAGGTTTAGGGATATGAATAGTATCGCCTTTCTTACCAGAGTGGTTCATTTTATTAACAATGTTCGCTAGAACAAGGTTAGATTTATAAGCTGCAACAATCTCGTCAGACCAAATCTCTGGTATGAACGTAGCCGCAGTTGTTGTGGTTACTTGGTTAGTACCTAATCCCATTTTAATAATTCCTTATATGTTTAAGTTATCGTACCCTATCGTCAGCATACGCTTCGTCAATCATGGCAACATTGTCTCTGTACCATGCAGGGTCACTAATACGTTTTTGTAATAGTTCAGAACGCTTGTAGATTTTTCTTGACATTGGTTCACCTGAACCTTTGCCACCTGTTGAGGCTGCTTTAACCTGTAGCTTACGATCCTTTTCGTCAAGACTTTTACTTTTCTCAACTATGCCTTTGAGTTCATTCCAAGTAGAGAGGAGTTCATCAGCAGCATAAAAATCATAATTAACTGAACGATTATATAATTCAGTACGAACAGTTGATGCAGTAACCCAGTTTCTAAAGTTATCACTTTCAGAGACTTCTTTATAGTCTGGATGTTTAGATACAAGTTTGTTAATAACTTCTTGTTGTTGTTGCCTTTCAAGAAGCTCTTGCATCTGCTTTACTGTACTACTGCTTTCTACAGCTTTGTTTACAGCACCACGAGGATCATCATAAAAATCTAACTCAGGTTCTGTTTCCTTTTTTGTATCAAGGCTATTCTCTAACTTGCTTTTGAGCATTAAGTCAACTGACTTGCGAAGTTCACCTACCTCTGAGCTTTGACGACCTACAAGTTTTTCAACTTCTTGGTGCATCCTAACAACTTCTTCTAAAGACTTACCTTTATATCTTTCTGGTATGTCAGATGTTGCTTCTTCTTTTACTTCTTCCTCAGAGTTTTCTTGTAGCTGTTGTTCTTCTTCTTTTTCAGGTTCCTGTTTTTCGGGTTCTCCTGAATCAGAGAATGATACAAGTTCTTCGTTTTCTTCCAGTTCAACTTCTTGGTTATCAAAAGGGTTTATTGTTCTAGCCATTATTAGTGATCTCCGTACCATAAGGTATTATCGAATTAGTTATACTTTAGCAGCCTTCTCGTGTTGTTTAGCCCAACGATCATTATGAATGTTGAACTTAAAACGACTCGGAGAGATTAGCCGCTTACTCCTTTCACCACATATAGAACAGTTTACTTCCTTAATATCAGGGCTGGTAAGCTCTTCCGTAGTGTGTTTATTTACGCAAGAAAATTCATATAGTCTGTACATGATTTTTCCCTACTGCAAATTACTTGGTTGGTAAGATTCTTCTAGCTCATTATTATCATAAGCAACGTTCATAGTATCTTGCCAACTTAATAACTGGTTTAAAATATGTAGTTGTCCTTGAGCAAAGTGTAGCTCTTTAGCATCTTTAATATTTACCAGATTAAAAGAATCTTCTGTCTCTTCTAAATCTTCCATTAGTTGCTTCCAACCTGCATGTTGAAAGAGTGAGAAGTAGTTGTCGTAGTAGTCTTGTAGTTCTTTGTCCAATTTGGAGAACTCCTATTGTTGTATTATATCATAATTTTAATCAAATGTCAAGCACTTTTTAGTACGTTTGTCAAGTATTATTTTTGCATTTGTAATCTAACAATATCTTCTTTAGCATTTAGTTCCTTTTCTTTAAGCTCTAATTTTGCATAGTCAACTATTTTATCAAACTCAGTCTTGTCTTTTGGTTGAGCAGAAGCTATGGCAGTTATTCTTCTTGTCTCTTCTTCAATAGGTAGTAGTTGAGTTTCTACTTTGTTCTGTTCTATACGAGAAACAATCTCTGCTGTTTCTGCTTTTAGTTTTTCTAACAGTGCCATAGCAGATTCAAGCTCCATTTGTTTTCTAATTTGTTGCTCTTGTTGTTGCTCTGGGTTAGGTTGGTTAGCTTTTCTTAGAGTTTCTATAATCTGATCTCTATTAGTTAAGCTCATGTTACCTACAATAGATTCAATCAACATTGGATAAGCAGGAGATTCAGGTGACATAGTTTGTAGTAACTGTACTAACTGTGTAACTTCATACTCTCTTGCTACTACACCTAAAGAACTTGTAGCTATAAACTTGTAGTCCTTAACTGGATATAGTTCAGGAGTAAACTGCATATATCTACAAGCAGCCTTTTCAATAAAAGGTATTAAGAAGTTTTCTTGGAAGTTTACTAAGGTACGCTTGTGTCGTTTAATAATAGCACCCAAGCCCATAGAGATACCTGCTGCTGTACCTTCTCCATTAAGACCTGCTGGTATTCCTGCTGAATCTATAGCACCAGTAGACTGTTGTACCATTTGTTGTAGTTGTGCTGCTTGTGCAAAGCTAACTTGGTCTAGTGAGCCAAATTTAAATGGTTGTAAAATCTCTGCTGGATTGCCATTAGTAAGAATAGTTTTACCAGCCCTTACATCTAACTTAGCACCTCTTGGCATACGACTAGCATCTACTGCCATCATGGGGTGTACAGTAAGAGCAAGTGCATCAATCCTAGCACGAAGCTCTGCGTCTAATGCTTTCTGTGAGTTATAACCTTTCTCACATATACCACGACCCCAAAACTTAAATGGTACTTTATCCCAAGCAAAAGCAACTACAGGTCTGTCTTGCTTCATGTAAGGGTTCTTTTCAATCTTTAAGATTTCAGTACCATTAGCAATAACCATGATGACTTCTGTGTAACTACCAGCTTCTTCATCAAGCTCAACCATATCTTGAAGCTCATAATTCTCATCAAGCTCTGCTTCTTTGATTAAGTCAGTAGGCACTAGTCCATAGTATTTAGTTAACCTAACCATATCATCATTGTAAGAATAAACAATCTTACTTGCATCTTCTATTTCTGCTTCTGATGCTGCTGAGTTTATTTCAACATCACGATAGATACCCGAATCAATACCTTGTTGCACTTGATGTAATGGAACCATCTTATCAATAGCTACACCTACAGCATCTTCAATACTAGTAGCTAGTGGGTCAATCAAGAAGTTTTGTGGCATGATAGGATCAAGCCTAACGATTGTTCTTTCACGCTTGTTTACACCTACTGCTGTCATCTGTCCTTCGAGTGCTGGTTGAGTACCCGCTGTAAGCTCTATAATCTCATCTAAGACCAGTTCTCCTATCCCAGTACCAAACACAGCAGCATTGATTAAACACTCCCCAATCGAGCTTCTAGCCTTACTGAAGTGCATGTCCTCAGTTAACTGTGTTTTAAGTAACTCTACATCACCTTGATTGGGATCTTGCAAGTCATCTTTAATATCAAAGAATGTACCACGACCAAAGGTTGCTTCCTCAATCTCAGCCACAGAAGATTCAACGGCTTGTTGGGTGGCAGGGGCAATGAGCCTTGATCGCTCTGAGTCACGCATAGAGTCGTTTTTATCCCATATGCCCCGCCATGTACGATAATATTCATCAAAGCGTTCTGAGTAATTAGTTTCATAGTGATCTCGCCATTGCTCGCACTTACCCATTACCCAACTTTCTACTGTAGAATCTTCGTAATCTTCTTTCATATTTTAGTATCCCGCTACTGCGTCTAACATTTCAAAGTTATCTTCCTCAAAGTCGTAGTAATACGGAACTTTGGCAAGCTGGTCTATGTAGGCTAATGAATCAATCATGTCATCATGTACCTGTGGGTTAGGAAACTGAAACAACTCGTCAAGGAACTCAATGTTCCAATCTCCTTCATTAAGTTTAATAGCACCATGTTCAAACCTTCCTTGTAATGCTGCTACTATTCTGTCAGTTTTTCTTTTGTTACCATGAGATAGTTCTTGTACGTTAAAAAACTTACCCTTTTGTTTCATCATGTCTGTTAAAGGTGACATGATTGCCTGTTTTGCAATACCTTTTTCTATACCTACAGCTAGTGGTTCATACTCTTCTACTACCTCAAAGATAGCTTCAGCAGTTTCTTCAAATGTCCACCTGCCATATATAATATCACAGACCCACCAACCATCTTCATTTACTTTGACAATAGATATTGCTGTGTTATCTAATCTTGTTTTCTTTTTCCTACCTGCTTCTTCAAAACCCGCCATATCAATGGCAACATAGTAATCACCAATATCGGGTTCATCCTCAGACATTTTAATCCACTCTTCCTTAAAGATGTCAGACCCCTGCGCCTCAAAAGAAGCCATATACTCTTGCCTAAACGCAAAAGACGACATTGATTTTTTTGCCACATCAATTTCATCTTTATCCAACAAAGGGTTATCGTAAGAGGTAAAGTGCCAAGATTCATAGGTGTCGTGTTCCTCAAGTTCTGCTAGTTTATATAAATCATAAAAGTGGTTTCTGCCCATTGGTGTACCAATAAACAGTGCCTCTCCCTTTTGATCTGTCAATGCTGGTCTAAGTATCTGTTCCCATACTGAGGGTTTCATATCAGCATACTCATCCATAACCAAATACTTTAAAGACACACCACGCATAGTCTCTGGTCTGTCTGCACCCTTTAACGAAATAATAGTTCCGTTAATAAGAGTTATCTGTAGGTTGTTTATGTGGCTACCTTTGATTACTGGATGTCCTACCTCTAGCAATATCTGCCACATAATATCTCTTGCTTGCCCCTGTGTAGGTGCAACGTAAAAGACTTGTCCTTGTCTAGCTTGTAAGCCATTAACAATCAATAAGTATGCAGCTAGCCTAGACTTACCTGTTCGTCTACCAGCAGCTACTACTTTAAATCTTGCTTTACTATCCCAGACTTCTTGTTGCCAAGATAATAACGATATAGCTAAGTCAGTCATTAATATGCCAAGGGATTATCTAGGGCTTTAGTAACCTTCTTGTTAATTCTTTCTTCTATCTTGTACATATCATCAGCTAGCTTCTCAATAATCTTAACTTGTTGATCCATTGTCTGACGTATAGTAAGGTTCTCTGCTGCAAACACTGCTACCCTGTTCTCAATACCTGTTAGGTCTGGTGCAGTAAAGGTCTGTATCTTTTCTTTCATAACAGTGTAATCTTTGTAGAACTCAAACCCAGCCCACAAGCCACCTATAATACTACCAATCAAAGGTACGATTAAAAGAAGTTTACTACCACCTATCTTAATCCCTGCGTACTCTATCTCTGCCATTGTGTATTCCTTTGTGGGTATTGTGAGTCTTCTAACACTTCAAAGTTTGGGTCTGTTCTAAACCACCTAGAGAAAGAACTGTCTATGTTTTCTTCTAAGGGGTAGAATGTTTCTAAATCTTTAACCTTACCTTCAGCATAATTAAAGTCTGGTACAAACGATATAAGAGCTAGCATCTGTTGCTGTACCTGTACCTGTTGCTCTAAGGTTGTTGCATTCTCTACTTGCTTAGTTAAGGCTATTGCTTTTTTACTTACTAAGACTTTGAGCTTTTCATTTTTTGTGAGAGCCTGTTTCTCTGGAGCTTTTGGTGTAAGAGTCGGTTTGTTAACAATTGCCTTCTGAGTTGGTTGCTCCTGTTCTGTATCGCTCTGTTCCTCAACTGGTTGCTCCCTTATTTCTTCTCTTGGTTCTTCTTCTTGTTGAGGCTCTTGCTCTCTCTCAACAACCTCTTCAACAGGTTCTTCTGCCACCTCTCGTTCAGGTACTTCACTCTGTTCCAGTTCACGAGGCTCATTAGAAACTATCTCCCTTTCTAACTCTTGTTCCATCTGTTGCATTTCATTCACAACTTCTGGTGGTTCTTGTTCAAATACCTCTGGCTCAAACACAGTTGGCATTTCAAAAGGTGGGGCAGAGGCTCTTGGCATACCCTCTATCTCGTAACCACTTGTATTAGCAAAGTCAGTAACTATGTTAGGTTGCTCTATTGCTTCTTCAATAGACCCAGCACTACTGCCATCTTCTACAAGCTCTCTAACCTGTACTACTTCTCTTTCCTCCATATCCACATACCCATTACAGGTGGGGTCATACTGAGGATTATACATACACTCTTGTTCAAAGAGTTGTTGTGCATACGCTTCTGAGTATCCCGAACATTGAGGGTCGTATAGAGCGTTAGCGGCACACAAACTATTGTTAAAAGAAGGAATGGTAACCTGAACCTCTTCATTTCCATAAGAGGGCGGTGTGCCAACAATACCTGCGGGGTAATACTGTTGTTGCGTTCCTTCATATACCCCTTGTGATAAATTTCCTGCATCTCCTATAACTATTGCATGGCTTTGTATGTTGACAGAAACGTAGTCTACGATATAAGTACCATCTGGTTTAATCTGTAACTCAAAAGTGTTTAGTCTAGTAGCATCATAGTATTCTGCTAGGTTTTTCCACCTGTAAGTCTGTTGTGTAGTGTCTCCTTCTGCAAATAACCCACTGTTACCCTGCTGTAAGTCTATTAAATCTGTCCATAGTGGGGCTATAACGTACCCATATCTACTAATCTCTTGGTTATTATCAGCCATTGTAGCTAGGTCACGACCATTACAACACCAATGGCTTTCTACCTGACTATCTGTTGGATTACGAAAACCAACTACACCATTTGTAAACATATAGGAGGTTTCAAACTCCTCACCGTAAAAAGGAAACACAAACTGTAACGGTACTTCTGCATAATGGTCATCATGTACAGTAGTGTGGTTAGGGCTAGTTAGCTTTACTTCTTCACCAGTAGCATATGCTACTTTAGAGAAGGAATAACAGCATGCTAAGACCCATAGTACCAAAAGTAATCCTGTTTCTATCCTTCTTAACATCTTCTTTGGTTTCCAATACAGTAGGTTCAGGTATAAGTTGTGGGTTAGCCTCCCACTTAACAGCAGCAGCAGTACCTATCTCACCTAAGAACGGACAGGGAGTACCCGCCATACCCATTGCATCATAAACTCTTCTATCTTGGCACAACACTGACACTGCTGCTACCTTCATACCCATGTCATACAGGGTTTTAGAGATTTTTAAGCGTTCACAATTCTCATCTCGTACTGTTTCACCTGAAGATATACCTAATATCTGGGTTTGTACTGCACCTGATACCCCTGCTGTACATATATCAGAGGAAGAACCCCCCATACTGGGGCTAATAGCAGAAGGAGGAGGCGATATAACTACAGTTCTACCCCTAGATTTAATCTCTGAGTCAGAATTAGTTACCGTACTCACTTCTGTTACTGCACAAGCACCTTCAACGTACAAGAGATACGAACAGATGGCGATAAAAATATATAGGAACTTCTTACACCAGCATCTAACCATCTAAATCGTTCTCTATTGTTTCACCTATAGGGGTTATCTCTCCACCTACACCAGTGATAGTTATGTTTACTGCTGATCTACCACCACCTGCCTTATCTTTATCAAAATACGATAAAGGCATTAACCTATCTACTAGGAGTTTCCAAGCAGCAGCTTGGTTCTTGTGGTCATCATCTAAAGCAGCGTCAAGAATACTATCCAAAACCTTTCTTGATTTAGGAGAAGCAAGTAGTCTAGCCTTATACTCCTTAATAGCATCAGCATCTCCCTTAGGTCTGCCAATTTGTCCTCTGTTCTTTTTCTTATCTACTAAACTCTTTGGTGGTCTACCCCTTTTCTTGGGAACCACAGCAGCAGTTTCAGTCATAATTATTTCTTCATCATTTTAGTTAACGATTGAACACCAAAAGAAGCAGCGAATACAATACCAACTGCTGTCTTATAGAAATCAGGCATAGCCTCTAGGGCTGTGAACCCTCTCATTACTACATCTTCGTTACCTGTAAAGGCGAGAATAAGAGGTATAGATACTAGGATAGTCAACCACTCATCTTTCCATGAGTTAGCTGATGCTTTAGCCATAGTGTTGTTCCACTCCATCTCACCATTAGCTACTTTTCTTTTGATCTCAGCATCCGCTTTTACTTCTACTAGCTTTGCTTCTTGTTTAACTTTAGATTGCTCTACCTTACCTTGTACAAAAGTAGAGGCTAAGCCAAAGAGAGGAGTAAGTAGTTGTAACATAGATCGCCCTTATATCATACTAAGAAGTGTTTTCCCCTTTCCTTATAGTGTCAATAAGGTATACTACTTCTAATTTACTTAATATCTTATAAGGTCTTCATTATATCATACTTTTTATTAAAAGTCAATAGTTCTTTTATACACTTTATTCTCTCGCCAAGAGCTTATCCCACATTCCTCCTATTTTGTATCTAGGCGGGTTCCTGTGGTAACAGGAAATTTTTATGCGCCCCCCCGCCCCTAAATAATTTCTGGAAGCTGTACCTATATCAACATATTTCAATATAGTTTATTACTATGGCAGGTATGTGAATGATAGCGGGAACCCTTAACCTAATTTCAATAGCACAATCAACATCACCAGTCAACACCTAAAATCTAGACCAGCACTAGCATACAACGCAATCAATATCAAATTATTTAATCAAACCCCATGACCTTTTATAAGGAATTTAAATAGCTATTTAAAGCACTTTATATTTATTAATACTAATACAAGGGTATAGGTCATAAAGTCCTTATATTCTCATATGCCAATATGGTTATATATTAATACATAATCATAACTCTAAACCATTCGATAATATCATACAAGGGTATAACATAGGCACATACCAACCAAGAAAAGGAAGACACTATGAAAAAGATAGAAGTTAAAAGATATGAGCTAGATAGTAGTAGAGAAGATTATTTAAGGTACTTAGCCACTGAATATAAAGTAAGCCTAGACACTATCGATCTCTTGAGTGAGAAACTCGGTGATATAGACCAGTATGGCGGAACAATAGGAGCCTTTGAGGCACTGATTGATGAGCTTGAAGTTTATTGTGAGGAATATATAAATTATAATTATAATGATTTTGGCCTTGATGAATGGGATATTAAATAGCGGCATAACCAAAAGGGGCAGAAATGCCCCACAACTTAAAAGGAATATATTATGAAATATTTACCAACAATTGAAATATTCAACAGCAAAAATGGTGTTATGTTAGATGCGATCTTGAGCGGACAGCTTAAAATACAGGTAGGTCAGTGGGTGAGCATAGGTAACAGAAAGCCCTCCAGATACATATCAAACAAGGGTGGTGTAATTAATTTAGTACACCACAACGGCAACAGCAAAAAGACTAATGAAATTTTTATAAAGAGGGCTAAAATATTAAGAGAAATATAAACTCACTCTGATGATCTGGGTTGGTGACCTAGTGAAACCCCGCAAGGGGTAAGTGATAACCAATTTAAAAGGAATATATATTATGAAGATGACAATGACAGAAAATAGATTCATAGATGCTTTAATATCTTACGACTATGATTGGAGTTATGAACAAGCACGAATATTATATGAGTATTATGACGAGCAAGAAACTAACTCAGGGGTTGAAAAGGAATTCAATGCTCATGATATTGGACTTGAATGGAGTGTTAGTAAACCGCTTGACTTATGGAATGATTATTCCAACGCAAGGGGAGATAATGAACCCTATTCACTAAATAGCTTTGAGGCTTGGTTATCTAGTAAGACAGTATTTTATTGGCTAGAAAATGGAGATGTTTTATATCAGTCTGAATTTTAATAGAAGATATTCAACAGGTAGTATTCGGAGGAGTGCTACCGATTGAATAACTTTAAACCAACGGAGCAATACAATTATGGAAAAAATACACTTTTGGATAGTTAGTGAAGCGGGATATACAGAGTTTGAGGGCAAAACTAAATTTCATACCACTTATGAAAAGGCAGAGATGCAAGTATCTAATATACTAAAAGCCTATCAAAAATCTGTGGATTATAAGGTTTATTATCAGTTATATGATAGCAATTTGATGAAGGTTTAACTAAACAACAACGGAGCAATACAAGTATGGATATACCAATGGGAACGCAATATATGACAAGGGGCAAGGCTAAACGTCTTTGCACTGTTATAGATAAGCATATAACTACTAACATGAAAGGGGAAATAGTAAGAGAACGCTATGTATCTTCACATGATTTTTGTGGGCAGAAAGTTATAGACTATGAAGTAGTACCCTGCGCAATTAAAATGGGAGCAATACAATAATGATTAGCCAATACCAAAGAATAGTATCTAAAATAGGCGGAGAATTTTGCACCGATAAAGCTTTTATAAAAGAGGCTAGAAAAATATTAAGTGAGGAGGGTAGATCCCGCGAATTTCGGGAAGCTCGCCAAGCGTGGTTAAAACAAGGCTTAGAATATTTATCTAATAGCAGAGCCATATTTATTAATAATAAACTTTAAACCATAACGGAGCATTACAATTATGAAACTGAAACAAGAACATTTTGATTACATGAAAAAAGAAATTGATATAGTACTAGAAAAATACAATGACAAAGGGCAATTGGTAGAGGAGTACAGAAGCGGAAACTTTCCAAGAGCTGATAAGGTAAAAGACTTACAGAAAAGATTCTGCTTTGACTTGTTTTATGGTGCTGGTTTGGTTGCGTGGGCTTGTGATAATCTGTCATATATAAACGATGAACACAAGTACACAGCACTAAAAAAAATCTGCCCACAATTAGAGGAGCAAGCATGAAGATATACACTGTTTGGGTTGGTGGTATTGAAGCCACTGACTACCTTGTAAACTATCAGCAAGCTAATGAGATATTAAAAAGCTATTTAGATGATGGTTATACTGATGTTAAAATAGAGGAGGTAAGAGCATGAAGATATACACAGCACAGATTAATAAGTTTGGTAATGTGATTGTATGCGGAGATGATATACCCCGTAACTCTTACAAGATAATATTCACTGGCAGTTATAACGACTGCCTTAGATTAAAGGGAGGGGTATAAGATGGAGACTATAGACTTTGTTTTTATGTGCCTGTTTGGCACAGTGACAGCGTGTTATATCTGCTTTTATATTAAGATGGCAGATGATATTTTTGGAGATGATTAATATGAATGAGATTAAATTAGAGTGGTATCATTATGCTACATGTGTTATAGTTTTCTTTATCATGTGTATTGACATTCAATAACCAAGGGGAGATGACATGGATAGATGGGAAGAGAGCATGATCCCAGTGTGGGATTTAGAGAGCAGTGAGCTAGAGTACATTGACCCTAGTGAGCATGACATAGAAGCACTAAGCTCTATGTGTGAGCCTATAGATTTAGATGGGTGCGGGTTTAATGTACTGGTCAAGGTTGGTGATAGGTATATGCTAATGATTAGCGTAGACTATGATGATTTTATAGGGGATAAATAAAATGATTGGATTAACAGGTGATCAGATAGACGGTGTGTTAGGTAAGCTAATGCCACACAAAAAGGAGGTAGTAATGTATCAGGTGTTGAGGTATCACAAAGATGACATAGATAACTATGAAGTAGTGGGCTGCAACTTAACACGATCACAAGCCGCCCAACTGCTACACGATACTAAAGTAATACAAGGTAAGGAGATGCTTATCTCTGAGCCTATGCCAGAGGAGGGGTATGATGAGTAAGGACAGGAGAGACTACAGACCATACATGATTGCAGTGCCTCTGTTATTACCTGAATACCCCCAACACTCACAGCTCTGTCACGAGGCTAAGAGGATAGTAGATATAATAATAATGCGAATGATCGCACAAGGAGAGAGTGATGAATGACTACGAGAATATACTTGAGAGCTATTTTAAGGCACATTCTGAGGACTTTAAATCTTTTAATGAGGGAAGGGTAGCCTATGAGAAAGGGTCTGCGTATGACACCATTAGAGTAGAGCAAGGGGATATGTGGTACGACCAAGGATATAGCTTAGCGTTACAACTATCTGAGAATCAGGGTAGTATAGATAACGAAACACCAACTAAATACAAGGAGTACAAGTAATGACTGCGATAGAGTGGGATTATTGGAATGGTGATGACCCAAGATGGGATGCGTTTTGTGATGAAGCACTAAACAATCTTACTGATAAAGACCACAAGGAATTCTTACAGATATTTAAAGAGATGAACCCTGACTTCTGTGAAGATAAAGATGATGTAACTATTCAAGGTACTGGGCGGTATCAAGACCATGTAGTAGATATGATTCTTGAATGGTACAAGGACTTAATTAATGATTAGTCATGCCAGTAGGAGGGCGATAAGAGAATCTTACATTGCACTTAGAAGTTTAGGTTATGAGTATCAATGTAGGAAGGTGTTGTATAGTAGGAGGGGGTTAGTAGTAGATGTCTACTGCCCCTGCTGTGAATATGTTGAAGAGGGTAGCACGGATCAATCAACCAGTCAAGACTTTGGAGAAAAATAGATGGAGTTTCAAACAAAAAAGAGAATGAGGATAAGAGAGAGCAAAGATGATCTAACTAATAAACAACAGCAGGTATTAGTGTATGCTCTTAAAGGTTACAGTAATAATAAGATAGCAGAAATGCTAGGTGTCAAGCCTATTACTGTGCGTATACATATGTTTGCTGTGTTCAAACACTTTGATGTACACACAAGGGCAGAGCTGTCAGCTTTGTATGTATGTGAGTATGCGTTAGAGTTTGAAGAGAAATTAATGGGGGGTTTTAAATGAAGCAAACACCTAAGGGAGAGCTAAGTCACAAGCAACACGAGGCATTTGTATTCACACTACTAGGTTTAAGTGCGAGTCAGGTAGCTGCTAAGATGGATGTAGAAATAACCACTGTCCGTGTCCACTTACTGGTTGTGTACAAACATTTCAAAGTAAACACTAAGTCTCAACTGTTGTCTTTGTACTTGGATAAGCATAAGATACAGAAAGAAATAGACAAGATGATGGAGGTAGATTAATATGAAAGAGCAAGGTGCGTGTTTACATAAGACCAGTTGCCCTGACTGTGGTAGTAGTGACGGCAACCAAGTCTATACCTATGATGACAAACCTAATGATTCCTTTTGCTTTGCGTGTGATACCTACCACCCAAGCGTAAGCAACAGTGTAGTCGTACCAATTAAACCCTATAAGGCAAACACCATGAAAGACTTAGAACATATCAAGTCTCTACCTATCTTAGCTATTAAGGATAGGAAGATAAGACAAGATACAGCTTCAACCTATAGGGTTAGAGCTTCAGTATCTCAGGAAGATGGCACAACTATCACCCACCTGTACTCACCTGATACACTAGGTGGTAAGCTAGTGGGGTATGAGTGTAAGGACACAGCTAACAAAGCATTCACTAGCATAGGAGATAGGAAGGGAGAGCTTGACCTATGGGGTAGCTGGACTTGCACTGGTGGTAACAAGCTCTTTGTTACTGAAGGTAGGCTAGATGCTATGGCATTGCACCAGACAATCAATGACAACAACGGAGAGAAGTACAAGGATTTTAAAGCATCAGTTGTTAGCCTTACTCGTGGTGCTAGTGGTGCTGTTAAGGATTTACTCAACAACAAAGCTCTGTTCTCTAAGTACAAAGAGGTAGTGTTAGTCTTTGATAATGATGAGGCAGGTAAGAAGGCAACAAAGGAATGTCTGAAATTGTTTCCACTATATAAGACAGCCAAGCTATCAATGAAAGACCCATGCGATATGTTGGTGCATGGTAAGCAAAGAGAACTCTATGAGTCCTGTGTTTTTAATGCCAGTGTTGAGAGACAGGGTGAGGTAGTAGATGTGTCTGACATCATAGAGAATGCTATGCTCAAGCCAGAGATGGGCATTAGTTTTCCGTGGCCAACTGTCACTAAGGCTTGCTTTGGCCTGCGTCCCCACACCTGTCATGTGGTGGGTGCAGCTCCTAAGGTGGGCAAGACAGATCACCAACATCAGCTAGTGCATCACCTAGTCTATAATGAGAAGGTCAAGGTAGGTATGTTTGACCTAGAGAATAGTCCTGTCAAGACAGCTAAGAAGTTAGCGAGCAAGCAGGCTAAGAAAGATTTCACTAGACCTGATACAATCTATACAGACCACGAGCTAAGGTCTACACTTGAGAGTTTAGATGGCAAGGTTAGGTTCTATGATAGGTCTGGCTCAAGAGACTGGGAAGATATACGCACAGCTATCACTGAGATGCACCTACTAGATGGTATCAACATCTTTATCATTGACCCCATTACAGCATTGATCTCACGCTTCTCAAGCAGTGAAGCTAATGATGAATTGAATAGGATATGTACAGATGTATCTGATCTATGTAGCTTGTACCCTATAACCTTGTTCTTCTACAGTCATGTTAACCCTAAGCCTAAGACCAGTACACCACACGAGAAGGGTGCTAGGGTGTACAGCTCAGAGCTTAGTGGGAGCCGTGCTATGGAGAAATGGTTTCATTACGGGCATGGTATTAGCAGAGATAGAAGTGATGAGTGTCCTGAAGAAAGAAAGAACATGTCTGAATTCTACATGTTGTTTGACAGAGACTTTGGACAGTCGTACACTTGTGATGTTTACTTTGATGAACAGACAGTAACTTACTTAGAGCCTACAAACAGATGGAAGTAGTAATAGATATAGAAGCTGATGGCATACACGCTACTAAGATACATTGCTTAGTGGCTGTGTGTGATGATGTATTCCACAAGCTAACTACCTACCCTGAGATGGTTGAGTTCTTATCTAAGCTAACACCTGACGATAAGATCATAGGTCATAACTTTGTTAGGTATGATGCACCAACCTTAGAAAGAATCTTAGGTGTTAAGATCAAGGCTCAACTGGTAGACACCTTAGCCCTTAGCTACTACATCTCTCCTAACATAGGCAGACATGGTCTTGCTCAGTGGGGTGAAAGGTTTGGTATACCTAAGCCAATCATTACTGACTGGGAGAACCTATCACCTGAAGAATATTTACACAGGTGTGAAGAAGATGTAAAGATTAACCATAAGCTATGGACTATACAGTCAGACTATCTCAATGAGTTATATGAGGGTGAGCCTGAGCCATTGATACGCTACCTCTCATTCAAGATGAAGATGGCTATGCTACAAGAGAAGTTTAAGTGGCAGTTAGATGTAGACAAAGCTAACACACTACTCAATGACTTAGAGTTAAAGAATGAAGAAGCTATCAATGAACTGTATAAGGTCATGCCAAAGATAGACAAGGTAGTTAAGAGAATGAAACCTAAGCTACCTTACAAACAAGATGGTAGTTTATCTGAGTCAGGTAAGCGTTGGTTTAATTTGATTGAGAAGAATGGTTTAGATAAAACATTTACTGGTGTAGTCCTACCCGAAGTTGTTGGTAAGGTTGATCCTAACCCAAGCAGTAGTCAACAGGTTAAGGACTGGTTAACTATGTTAGGTTGGAAGCCTACTACTTTTAATTATGTAGAGGATAGAGAGATACCACAGGTAAAGACTAAAGAAGGTGAGCTATGCACCTCAGTCAAGAAGCTATGTGCTGACCACCCACAGGTAATAGTGCTTGAGGATATGGCAGTAGTCAAGCATAGGATAGGCTTAGTCAAAGGGTTATTAAATAATGTAGATGAGCAAGGCTATGTCATTGCAGGTATACAAGGCTTGACCAACACCTTGAGATTTAAACACGCTGTCTGTGTTAACTTACCAAGCTCTCGTAAGCCATATGGTTTAGAGATAAGAGGTTTACTTAAAGCTAGAAAAAATTTTGAGTTATGTGGATCGGACATGAAATCTTTAGAAGATCGCGTAAAGCAACACTACATGTGGGAGCATGACCCTGAGTATGTAACTGAGATGAGTACCCCTAGCTTTGACCCACACCTTGACCTTGCACTATCTGCTGGTGCTATTACGAAACAACAGATGCAAGATTATAAAGATGGCAACAAGACTGATGCTATTAGTTTACTCAGGTACAACTTTAAGAGTGGCAACTATGCGCTTCAGTACGGGTGTGGTATCCCTACATTATCAAGACAGCTTGGCATATCACATAAGGAATCTAAAGTAATCAGTGAAGCATACTGGGCTAGGAACTGGAGCGTTAAAGCTATAGCTGACAGCATGGTCACTAAGAATATTGATGGTAATTTATGGCAGTACAATCCTGTATCTAAACTATGGTACAGTTTAAGAAGTGACAAGGATAAGTTCTCAACCCTATGTCAGGGTACAGGTACTTACTTGTTTGATATGTGGGTAGGGTTCATCTTACAAGAGAGGGAGCAACTCACTGCTAACTTTCATGATGAAATTATATTGGAGGTGAAGGAAGGTAATAGAGATAGATGTAAAATACTTTTAGAAAAAGCTATACAACAGGTAAATAATATGCTAAGGTTGAATAGGAGTTTAGAAGTTGACATACAATTTGGTAACAACTACAGTGAAATACATTAAGGAGAAGGACTATGGGATTTGAAAGAAAGTCAACAGTAAATAAACGCAGTAACATGGAGTACGAAAATCTTACTGAAGGTGAACACGAGTCTAGGTTAATCTATGTAGCTGACTTAGGTTTGCAAATGGATAATTATAATAAAGATAAAGAACCTACAATAAAACAACAGATAGCTTTGTGCTTTGAGGTGTTAGGTTCTACTGTTAAGTTTGATGGTGTAGAAAAACCAAGAATCATTTGGTCTAAGCCATTCAATATCTTTAATACTATGAATGGTATGAGTACAGAGTATGCTCACTACAGGGCTTTTGTACCTACTGCTAAAGAAGATACAGTAGCAGACTGGGAATCTGTGTTAGGTAAGCCAGTTAATATTATTATTAAACACGCTAAGAAGGGTGCTAATACCTATGATAATATAGAAGCTGTTAGTCCTATACCAGCTAAGTATCAGGCTAATGTACCAGAAGCAATCACTACTGATTTCTCTATTGCAGGTAGTGAAGACGAAGATTCACCTGCTATTAAGAACTTGTTTGGTATACCCTTGCTACTTCATGGCAATCGTATCATGAACAATACCAGTGATGATAAGCCTGTAGCACAATCAGTCAGTGAACATGAAGAGTTTGAAATGAATGAGAGTGTACCCTTCTGATGAACTACTTTGATGAGGAGGACATTACATATACTAGAGCCTTGATAGATGGTGACATCATTGCTTATCGTATAGGTTTTGCTTCTCAGAAAACAGATAAGGAGACAGGGTTGGTTACGACTGACCCTAAACCTTATGCTCTTCATTCATGTAAACTTTATGTCAATCAAATCATAGAAGACTGTGGATGTGACAGCTACACTATCTATCTTACCCCTAAGAAAACCTTTCGCAACAAAGTGAGAGACGATTACAAGGCAAACCGCAAAGGTATTGCCAAGCCTGTACACCTTGATGCTATCCGCACCTACCTCATCAGTGTCTTCAAAGCTAAGGTAGTAAAGAACATTGAAGCTGATGATGCTATGACCTTACAACAATCTTTTAATAAGAGTATGTCTGATATGCGCCCTTATGGTGGGTATCTAAGTGATGGTGAGTCAATGGATAAGGTTGATAGTACCTGCATTGTTTCTATAGATAAGGACTTGTTGATGTGTCAGGGTAGGCACTACAACTTTGTTAAGAAAGAGTGGACTTATGTCAGTGAGGAAGAAGGCACTAGATTCTTTTATCAGCAAATGATAACTGGTGACACTGCGGATAATATCTTAGGCATTAGGGGTCTTGGTGCTGTCAAGGCAAGCAAGCTATTACAAGACACCGCAAGGGAAGACTGGGATAGTATGATTATTGACCTGTACATAAAAGAATTTGGCTATGATGAAGGGCGCAACAGATGTGTCCAGAACAGCCAGCTCTTGTGGATATTAAGAAGTGATATAGATATGCCAATGGACTTTAGTTATGAACTACAGAAGTAGGTATGAAGCTAACATAGCTAAAGACTTAAAGTCTAAGGGCATTAAGTTTGAGTACGAAACAGTAAAGGTAAGCTACTACTTAAAGAAGAGGGGTAAGTGTGAGAATTGTGATAGCGTTAAAAGTATATTTGTTCACAAGACTTACACCCCTGACTTCATAATGGGTAGTATGATAGTAGAAGCAAAGGGTAGATTCACTTCAGTTGACCGAACTAAAATGGCTCAAGTGGTACAAGAGAATCCTGACCTCGACATACGCATGTTATTTATGCGTGACCAATGGTGTACCAAAAGTAAAAGAAAGAAGTATTCAGACTGGTGTGATGCTCACAACATTAAGTTTGCTTTTGGTATATCCCTACCTAAAGAATGGTTAAAGGAGTTGAGATGATGGATACAAAGTTTTGTATATTCTGTGGCACTCACGACCCTGAGTATACAGTTAAGGAGTACACTAGACAGTGTAATTCTTGTGGTGAGGGTGTTGTTCTGACCATCAATGAGGTAGTAGACCTTCTTAATAATCTTAAAAGTAAAGGTTTTATTACAGAAGAGATGTTAAGCTATGTTACTGACCAAGATTATGAAAGGGGTGAGCTTGACTTTGATGATGACCTTCTGTCAGTAGAAGAAGCCATAGCTAGGGATGATGCTATGAGAGATATGTATGACATAGATGAGGAGTATTAAGATGAAGATATGCGTAGTACCAGATACACAGGTTAAACCTGATGTACCCCTAGACCACCTGCTATATGCAGGTAAGTACATAGCATCTAAGAAACCAGATGTTGTTGTAATGATAGGTGACTGGTGGGATATGGAATCTCTCTGCTCCTATGACAAGGGTAAGAAATCTTTTGAAGGCAGGAGCTACAAGAAGGATGTAGAGTCTGGTAACTTAGCAATGGATTTGTTTCTTCAACCTATTAAGGCTGAGCGCAACAGGCTCAGGGTGAACAAGCAGAAGCAATGGAAGCCTAGGCTTGTGTTTACAATGGGCAACCATGAGCAAAGGATAGAACGAGCTATAGAGTATGATGCTATCCTAGAAGATACTATTGGTTATCAGGACTTAAACCTCAGTGATTGGGAAGTGTACGATTACCTAAAGCCTGTGGTCATTGAGGGGGTAGCGTTTGCTCACTTCTTTACTACTGGTGTAATGGGTAGACCAGTGACTAGTGCTAGGGCTATGCTAACTAAGAAGATGATGTCTTGTGTGATGGGTCATGTACAAGATAGGGATATAGCCTATGGTAAGAGAGCAGATAATGTTCGCTTGACAGGGTTGTTTGCAGGTATGTTTAACCAACATGATGAAGCCTACTTAGGCAATCAAGGTAATGACAGTTGGAAAGGTATATGGATGTTGAATGAGGTAGAGAATGGTAGCTTTGATGAGCTTCCTGTATCCCTAACTTACTTAAAGAAAAAGTATGGAGGTTAGTATGACTAAGATAGTTAATGGTAGTAATGATATTCAATGGGGTGGAGATCACTATAAAGATAAACCTATTCAAGTGTGGGATTTTATAGCGGCTAACAACTTAGATTACTTTCAAGGTAATGTAG